GTTACACTACAATACTTTACGTAAACCTTAACCTTAAATTAAAACCTCAAGCTCAAGAGCAAAGTCAAGTAGCCCATTCTGTCCAAGTCCAAAGAGCCCTTTCTGGAACACATTCCAGCGAGGTAAGCCATAGCCGCAACTTCTCCATAAGCCTCTCTGAAAGAAGACACGCTCTTCACAGTAGGTCTGCTAGTCGAGAGTGCTTCCAAATAGGCTTTCCTCATGGTCAGGAGAAAGTTCTTTGCGCTGCTAGTCCTCAAGAGAGAAGTAGACTGGAAGTTGTCCGCTGGCTTTCTCCCTCCTGGGTCAAGTTCCACTAAGGCTCCCAAACACGTTTTCACTTCCATGTCAAAAATGGTATCATCATGGTCCGGTTCATCTGACTCAAACTCATCATCAAATATGTCAAGGATTTGTTCTTCATCATAGTCCATCTGCCCCCCCGTGTCTTCGTTCAAGTTGTCGTTTTCTGAATCGTTAACCAGGGTCCTAGAGGTGAATAGACTCTCTTTGACAAACATTGGCCTGAAGGGGTTTGTAACCATGTTGTGAAGGGTTCCAGTGTTGGTCTCTATTTTGTTTTTCCTCAACAGCAACTTTGCACACACTGCTCCGAAAACAGGAGTGGTCATGGTCTCCCTAAACTTGAGCTCAACCAGAGTATCTTCCACTTTGGGCAGCTTCCTGGGATTGGGGTCCAAAGGGTTGTCAGCTTCCTCACTCAGCATCTTGCACGCTGCATCTAAGCCCAACCTAAAGTCACTGTTCTGGATTTTCATGCAGTTCAAGCTTTTGATATCAGGAGAGAGGGGGAACAAGGGTAACTTGCAAGAGCCAATTTTCAAACAGAGGCAAGTTGACGTAGGGGAAGAGACTAGCGTAGTAGTAGTCAAGTTCTCTGGGTACAGGAATCTAATGAAGTTCCCCGTGTCTGATCTCTTTCCATCATAGACTACTTCCTCCTTTTTGAAGCCAAAACTCGAGTTGCAGCTGGCTAAAGTCACGTAACTGACTAAGTTGTGGAGTTTGGGCTTGGTGAAGCAGAAGTAATGCATGTACTCATTGAGGGCCTTGACTACAAAGTGCATGCCAGGAGTGTTGCTGTCACCGTAAAACTTCGTGGAAGGGTGGAACTGGGTGTAACTGTTGCTGTTTAAGGGCATCTTTGAGGCAACACTTAACTTTCCGGCCAACACAAGCTTTGACTCATCTTCAGTGAAATGGATAGGGTCATCCGAGAAGGCTGCTGCCAAGATTTTGGAAGTGATTCTTTTGATTGGAATCTTGCTCTTTGTCACTCTACCCAAGTAAGTCTCAATCTTGTTCTTTGCCAAAAGGCCTGAGTCTCTAGTTATCTTAAGCAGGTTGCTATCGCCTCCGTCTGCTATTATGTTTAAGTGTTCTGAGACCATCTCTGCTAACCCTTTGAAAGCCGTTGCCTCTTCTTTGATCAAATGAACTTCTGTCATGAAAACTTCTTCAACACCCCTCAGCTCTTCGGTTGAGTTTTCATAACCTGCTCCTTCAAAGAATTTGTCTTTCATCATGTGGGAGAAATACGTATAAGGAACGGCAACAGAATCTTTAACTGGTATCATGACTTTTCTCCTTTTGGGCATGAATTTGGATATGCAAGACTCAAACCTCATGTGTTTGTCTCTGTATTCTTCTGGGTAGATCTTAGGGTCTGAGGTGATCTTTTCAAAAACCTCTGAGATGTCTGAACTCAGTTCCAGTATGTTGGGCAAGCTCTCACTGCCGCACTTGTCAGCAAAGGAAAGGAACAGGAATTTGTCTTTGTCAGTTTGAGAGACTGTCGGGACTTCAAACACTTTGGAGCACAGATCGGGCACATCCCTCTTAACCAACAACTGGATGGTGTTGTCAAAGTTGCTCATTGACTCAATGACAGCAATTCCCCCTCGAATTTTCTCTTCCCACACGTCAGCAAAAGGCTGCAGGTTGTCCTCCAATTCAGGCTTGCTAGCTTTGAGTTCCTCAAAGAATTCCTTTGCAAAACCCTCTTTGCATATGGCACTCTTGACCATGTTGAAAGAGACTTTCTCATCAGGAATGAACTTGGCTGCTGCTGATGATCCCTTAGCCCTTCTGAAACACTCTCTGTCTTTTGAAACCCAAGGGTCTGAGAATCTCTTGTGCAGTTCAGTGTCGTCTGATGTAACCTGAGACTTAGAAGCACGGTAACAGATGGAGGCTCTGCTCTCGGACAAGTTCCTCGACACATTACTGAATATGGGGAAAGTTCTCACAAAGGGTGTCAGATCCTTAAACTTGCTGGCTCCCACAGAGGATAAGAACTTGGGAGTCCTGGAGAGCCCCACGAAGCCTGAGTAAAAGCCAGAGCTTTCGGATTCCCAGAAGTCTGTGTCATCGTCATCCCCTCTGACTAACGGGCTCTCCAATTTTGTGTAAACCTCAGCCATTTCCTGAGTCAATGACTTACAGATTTCTTTCAACTCAGAATTTTTCAAGTTTTTAATGGAGTTGGGCCCCATTTGGTAAATGTCTGAGAGAACTATGTTGGCAACTGGACCGTGTGTCTGGCAGATAACTGGATCTATGAACTTCAAGAAGCCGATATGGCTTGTCACTCCCTCTGTTTCAGACAGTCCCTTCCTCGTCAAGCCCCACTGCTCCAGAGTCATTGTGTAGTTGGCCACCAGCAAGGAATGCGAACCCAGATAAGATCCGCCAAAGGCTGCATAGTCCCCTGAGGACTCCAAGGCCGTGCACAGGTCAGAAAAGATGTCTGATCCCACTCCGCAGTCCACTTTTGCAGCCAAGTACTTTGCTGTTGCCATTGCCGGACTCCTTTTGTAATAGAATCTGCTGTTGAATTCAGCATAGATTGAAGACCACCCACTCTTCTCCAGATTCCTCAAGATAGAGAACCAGCATCCAGACACCTTTGCCATGCTGAGAAGCTGTTTGACCACTGGACTTGTTCTAGGAATCTCATTGTCCCCCACTTTCAGAACCAGAGTGCCTTGGCTGTCGTCAGAGGTTGCAAAATACCTTACGTAAAGGAGATCCCCTCCGAAAAAGGTTTTGTTTAGATCAGCCAGAAACTCTAGCCTAACGGCATGCAGTTCAGAAGACAATTCTTGAAAGAGTCCCTGACCCATACCTTCTTTCTCTACCACATAGGGGCTGGAACTCACTAGCAGATGC